CTGTAACTTAACATACTTAATCATTTGGTCATAAGTCAAAATCTAACCTTTCAGGGTTTCTGTTAGGAATTCCCCAAAAGCCCTAACGACATTTTGTGTCATTAGAGAGTGCTTTCGAATACCGATCTTCTGGTACTCGTCCAACTCAGTATATCCCCACCTTGGGGTACGCCGAGTAATTTGCCGGTACCGTGTTTCCCTTTCTGATCGAAAGGTGAACTTGGACCGCCGAAGCCCTCCTGCCAACATCACTTTAAGAGCGGCGGGTTCATTTAAGAAACCGTCACAATAGCTCTGAAGTGAACTCAACCAGCGCTTGAATTGCTTCTTGCGCATCCCTCTACCCCCTTCAGAAGGAGGCAAGCCCAAAGAAATCATCTCCCACGGCTCTATTGAAAGAGACGCGGGATTTGGGACATAAGGATAGTACTCCCAATGATCTAGACTGTGTAACCCTTCCTCAGCCCAGGAAAGCGGCTCAGGAGAATGGATTCCAGAAGACAATCCTTCGTCAGGAGGCACGATAGGAATCGGGCCCTTAACGAAAGACAGGATCGTCTTCAAGGTTTTATCCAAGGGTATACCAGTATGGGAGCTCCAAAGGTTGAGCAGGTTGAAAGCGGAGAACAGATCCTGGTCTGTGGAATACCTCTTGAGGTAGACACCACGGACATTGACACCAGAAAACCAATCGGTGCCACAGGATTCCCTGAACTTTCCGTTAGAAAAGCTCTTGTCGAGGTTTACAACCAACCCAAGTTCTTGTAGAACTCGAGCAAGAAGTGCGTAGGCTTCCGTGGTGATAACGATGTCATCACCAAAGACTCCCCAGTTTGCACTAGGGGGGATTCCTAAAGTGTCATAGACACCCAGGACCAACGCGCTCAACAACATCGTCTGGATGGGAAAGCAAAAGCCATTTCCCATTGTCGCAAACGAGTGTACGGGCATGATGCCCCGAATGGTTTCACTCGTTTTAACTCCATCACGAAGTTCACACTTCGTAACAGAATACCGGACATTCTCTGTTCGGAGGAGGGTAATCCACCTAGTAAGAGTCTGGGGGAACATGTACTTAATAAGTGCAAGACTAATATAGTCTGAACACTGTTTCAAGTCCATTGTTGCATAGGATCCGTCTTCGCTTCCTATCCTAGCCATCTCAGAATTCCGAGACGGTTGGACAGAAAAGTCGATTCCGGTATTCGCTAGCAGCACCCGCTCTAACTCTGCGCCTAATCCTAATTGGAAATAGGTGTTGAGAGTAGGCTCCGTCACGACAATACGTCGACGTGAGTAGGATTTCGGAACAAAAGTCATGTTGCCACAGCTTACCACTTCGATCTCACCATGAGCTGCTTTGCGGGCCATTTCGGCCGCTTCGCATAATGGATTAGCTGAGACCGACGCCTCGTACCAGGATCGTACGAAATCGCAACCAGCGGTTAAAGGCGCAGCACCGATCTTGAAATACAAGCTCGGAGGTCTGCCCCCTAGACCAACTGAACTGCCCGGTCCAAACCGTGCAGCGGCTTCGATAGACGACATTGTAATCGTCGGCTGGCCGTTTTTAAACGCCCAGTCATAGAGAAGGCTCCGTGCTTTGGCAATTGAATAGCCTATAGCAGGAGAACCATCCCATTGTCGAAGACCTTCAACATTCTGGTGTTCGCAAAAGGTGTTAGCTTTCCCGAAGTCACAGAACGTGGCGTATTCCGCATCATGCGAACTCTCTACTTCCGACTTTTTGAAGGCGGAGGCGAGTAAGGCATGTCTGGCAAAGTCCACAGGTCCGAGTTCGGATTGTGTGGGTATGCCAAAAGGGAAAGGGTCGAACCGGGTGCCAATAATAGCATCTGGATCGAAGCCCAGGTCATGGGTAAGACTGCGATAAAGAGCAGCGCTAACATCGCTAACACGGCACATAGGAGTCCCCTTAAAGAGGTAAACCAGCTGAAAAAGTCGTGGGATGAGTAAGACTTAGACCACGCCATCTATGAAGCTCCCAGCCATACCATTGGCTTGGGCCCAAAAGATGCCGCCGAGGAAAGACATAAATGCCTTAACCTCATTGGGATCTGCAGAATCCACTCCAGCGGGAATTGCAAATTCCCCTCTGAAGATCATAGGAACCTGCGCTTGACCTGCAAGGGGTGTTGCCCCTTTAAGAGCAAGCATCTTCCAGTTATTCCGAGGCACAGACGTTAAACGTCCGGTTGCAGGATTAACTAGAGATAAGGGCTTAAAGGCCGGAGGACGTTGGAAGTTGACCAGGAATGGGCTCGCAACTGAGTGTGAAGACACATCGGTTTGAGTACCACCAAGGGCAGTTACAACGTACTGCTTCGATAGCTGCGTGGGACCCACATCAGCTGTAAGGGTGTACGTCGGAGACGTCAACCCTGTCACCGTGGCGCCCGTAACGGGCGAAGAAGGAGCAAAGGCCATAAGGCCTCCTAACGGTTAGGGAGAGAAATGGTTCTTTGAACGAAGACCAACACCGGACAATTAAGTCCGATAGTCTAGATCCTCGGATCGGAAACGCGCGAACGCCAGGGATAGCATATTTATTAGCTGCCCGGTATTCGGCATTTTCAAGCGAATGTCTTTAAGCCCGACATCAAGGGAGGCTGTTTTCCTTTCAAAGATCTCTGAAGAGAGAATCCTCACATGGGGTCTCAGCGGGAAGTCTTGACATGCGCCTAAAGTTCCAGGGGCTGGCACTATGAATACGCCAGCGGTTTCCTTGAACTTAAAGCTCTTGCATTTCCAGACAACGCTACCCGTGTGGGTAAACAAGCCATTTACCACAGATCCTACTGTTGACACGTAGTCCAACAGGAAGGAGTATGGTAACAATTCATAGGCGGTTGGAACAAAGGTATTAGCCAAGTCCATACCGGACAGTTGTATAGCCCGGTCGACAGAGGGTCCCTGAGTCTCCTCTTGCACACCGCACATGAATCTCACGGAACTAAGAAGCTCAGCGTGCCTATGAAATAGGAACCAGATTCCTCCGGATTCCCACTGCATATATCCACGCTTGTTACCGGCCCAAGATTCAGGTGGCAATACCTCTTTCAAGGTGGTTTGCAACCTGGTGAGCCGAGCAACGTCAGGAGTGAGAAATTCCTGAATAGCTTCCATGGCGCCCTTAACATCATTGATGAGGGGTGCGACGCCGTAGGTCCACTGTAAGTACTGATTATTCAGGAGGTCCATCATTTTACCGGGTCTTCTCCGATAAGAGGAGATGATTCGCCTAGCGCGTCGTCTATACGATCGCGACTGTCTGAATAACCCACCGAGTGGGTTCCGAACCATATGGATTGTCTCTTTAAGCTCACCTAAGAAGGTTGGCGCACTCCAAGAGTGTTCTAACTCTCTTATTTTGGCAAGCAATCCTAGCAAAGCTAGAGATTCGAGACGAGCTATGTCTGACGCCTGGAAATGAACGAGTGCTGGATTAGCTTGAGTTAAAAGGGGATAACCCTTACACTGAGCTATAATAGTACTCTTCCCAGACTTATAGCGCCAACTACCGTAGAATTCCGAATTGATATACGGATCCTTGGTAGGGAAGCGACTGACCTTATAAGGGTTAGTTGCATCAGCGCGTTTGGCAACCTTCTCTTCCCACCTAGGGTCGGAAGTTAGGGTGCGAGTAAGAGAACCATTAAGGTTCGAACTTACTTTTGCCCAGCGTAGGTCCCCAGATCGAATAGTCCAGGTTTCACCTGGTATCGAATAAGGAACGATAGACTGGCGGAAGCGCTTTTGGCGCTTTTTCCGTTTTATCACCAAACTGGATTTCTCCATTGACATAGGATGTTAAGCTTCCCCTCAGG